GGATATGTTTACGAAATACTGCCATAAAATAAATGTAAATAAAGTGTTAGAAAGTGTTGCAATATAGACTCAGTTATATATAATAGGGGTATGTTAAATAAAAATAAGGAGTTAAATAACATGAAAAGCGAACTAGATACAATGATGACAAGAGATGGAGATGTACTTGCTGATTTTGAAATTAGAACTAAAGATAGAGCAAAGTATAAAAAAGCATGTAGCATGGTGCAAAACTATGTAACTAACTTTGCACTTACTAAAACACCCTCAGAAAGAATGATAGAGAGCATGTGTTTTATGAGTGATTCACAAACTGTATGTCTTGGATATTCAGAAAACACAACTGACCTATCTGACTTATATAAATCTATAGAATCTCTTGGTGATTTTTATATGAAAGGTTGTGCGGTTGGTAATCCTAATCATACATTTACTGAAGAAGATGTAGAGGTATCTAAATAATGAAAAAGTTTTTTCAGGCACTGGACAAATACTTAGACAAGTCTTGGAGGGAGTTCAGTGCATTTATTTATCACATCGCTGATAAGAAAGTAGAAGAAGATGATATCGATTGGCTAAACATGGCTAACGATATTAAGGAGAAATCAAGTCGTGAAAGATGATGAAAAAGTGTATTGGATTTCGGTCTTTGCATTGCTTACATTTGCAATGGCTATATATATAATGGGGTTATTATGAGGACAGAAAAAGACAACCAAAAGCTTGTAGACGAGCAACTAGAAAAAGAATTTAGGGTCCTAGAGGACTTAGCTCAAATACAAAAAATTAACGAGGCAAACAAAAAAGAGAGGAAGTATGTCGATATTCAAAAAGAAAAATGATGACGTGTTGGTGCAAACTAACAAGATGACTGGAGATGAAATAATAGAAACCTATGCAAGATTAAACCTGTATCAAAAGGCAGCTCTGCTCAGGCTCTTGGTTCGTGATGTCATCTTTAAAATAAATAGTGAAGAGGTCAGTGGATTAAACTTCACAGATATCAAGGTCGATGGTGCAATCATCGTAGCTGAAGAAGAGTAAAAAAAGATTAAATAAAGTGTTGAAAAGTGTTGCATATAAATGTTAGCTGTGTATAATAGGGGTATATTAAATAAAAGGAGTAATTAATATGACAAACTGGGAAAGACAAGAGATTGCAAAAGAGCTTAAACAAGAACTTGCAAATGCTAAGAGATGCCACAAAAGATATGAAAATAAAATTGCAAAAAGACATAAAGATGAATTGGGTTATATTACACATCGTCTAAATGGAGTTAATGAAACTTTGCTAAGGTCTGACTGTAAGGTTGCTGATGAAGCGGGAAGAATATTAAAGCAGTTACTAACACTAATCCCTGATACTCTTAGAGAATTGCAACAGGATAAAGAATTAAATGTTGCAGGTACGAACTGGGATTTTCAATATGATTTAAAAAATCAAATAAAAGAACTTGAAGAACCTGCTGCTGAGGGGGTGTCATAATGGTCATCACAATAAACAAACACGACTTCATCCAAGCATTTAAGGATGCAGGTCGTGAGAACCAGTTTTCACTGGATGCACTTACGGTTTTGTTTCACCACCTAGAAGAGTGGGAATCACAGATGAGTGAGCCAATGGAATTAGATGTCATAGCTCTGTGCTGTGACTATGAAGAGTATGACAGTCTTGAGGACTTTCAGGCAGACTATGGCGATGAGTATGTTAGCTTAGAAGATATCGAGGAACGCACCTTAGTATTAAGGAAAGCTCTTGGCGATATCAACGGCGACAAAGGATTTGTTATACAAAAATTTTAACGGTCAAGGTTGCACGGTTTTACTTATTTCCCCGTGTAGTCATGAAAAAAGGCAGTGCATAGTATCTCCATTCTACGCGCTGCCTTTTCTTTTTAGGGATTTGATACCAACAGCAAACATGGTCCGGGCTGTATCATTCGGCAAATCTTTCCACGCAGCAGCAATAAGTTTATTAGGCAACTGATACATACGCTTGGGCAGATAGCTCACAGCTAAGTGCAAGATACAATCGATTCTTTGTTGGTTGGTAAAGCCACGGTCTTTCAGATAAGCTTCACGTTCGGCTTGGGTATTGTACTGAGAAGATTTCTCTGCCCAGTACAAGTGGTCGTCTTCAGGTCTATCCATGGGTAGGGTTCGGAGCTTGAGCAATCCTTGGTGGGGGGTATGATGGACTCAAGCTCGTCTCCCTATAAATCGGTTAATGAAATCTCAACAATACGGTTGTGTAAGTTAAAGGGAGTGTAAATTCCAGTCTTCTCACAATGTTTCATTTGGTCTATGGCTTTCTCATTCAGAGACCTGCCATACTCTATGGACTCAGGACTCAGCTCATATATCGCATAAGGATATGGATGTTGCTTAGAGATAGCTAGGAACTGAAACCTGTCGACTTCTGTCATACCTGCAGAAGCTGCTGCATCTAAGTAAAAAGCGGCCTGTTGGTGATAGTTAAAATTCCTGACTGCCTGCTTGAAGCCTTTAGGACTTGCATCCCGGCATGTCTTTAAATCTATAATCACATTGTTCTGCAACATATCGAATCGTGCTTTACACAAATCACCGTAGTAATCAAAGACAACACTTAGCTCAGTGAGGTCTTCACCTCTTGGTCTGAAAGCATCCAATACCTCAACACGAGCTTGACAGGCATCGTAGAGGTCTTGGGTCACAACACTTCTATCGCCAACTGTGGCTGCAAAGTCTTCATACTCTTGTTTGCCTGCTTTGGTTCTTCTATCTACTTTAGGCGCAACCACAAACTCATCATTGAAGACGTGTGGTTCTAAAAATAAACAATGTTGCAATCTACCCTCAACAAAGAAAGAAGCTTCGCTGTCAGGCTTGTCTTCATACTTCCAAGTGTATGGGTCCTTCATGAAAGATGTTAGGTCGTGTGACCTGATAGCATCCAGTTCATTGTATTGTGGAAAAGGCATGTCTGTATAAACACCCTCTTGTATCTTCTCTACTTCTTTTGGTTTAAATTGAATTATATTAGTCATAATAAAATGGGCTGCTGAACCCGTACGATTAGGAGTCGTTAATATGAAAAATAAACAGACTCAACAGCCAAACTTTTAAAAGGGTAGGTCGTCCTCAGTCAATTCAGATTTTGGTGGGAACATTTCCTCTTTATCTTCATTCAATGATTCTAAAGATGCAAAGTCACCTGAAGCTCCTGAAGCTGCTTTGCTATCTCTAGCTTTGACTTCAAAAGAATCATCAATCTTAGATTGGACCCATGCAGGTAAATCTACCCATGCACCAATCATCTCTTTATTGCCTGCAACATATTCATCTATGTCAAAAGCAATCTGCTCATTTACAGTAGGTACTTTTTTAGCACCACCGTCAGGACTATAAACAGCAATCACTTTGGATTTGCCTGTCTTGGTTTCACCGATATCTATATCACAAGTCACGCCTAACACATTGGTTAGGTTAAAGCCTTTAAGCTCTTCATCGGTAAATTGTTTTTTACGCCATGCGCATAAGTCTTTATACAATGCAGCTTTCTCATTTAAAGATAGCGTGTATTGTTTCATGATAGAAAAAGGTTGCCCGTCTTCCATCTTCGCATCGTTAAGTTCCCAGTAAATAAATATACTGTGTCTTTTTTTGGTTTCACCCTCGTAAGTTTCCTCATGAGTACCCACATCTACCAGTCTAAAACATGTAGCATTGTGCATACCTTTTGGTGCTTGTTCGAAGTTACCTCCACCTGATTCACTAATTGTTAGTGCCATATTACTCTCCTCATTAAAAATAATTATAAAAGTTCTTGTTATCTCCCTCACATTATTCTATATTGTAAGGTATTCAATAGAACATAATATACAAGTTTAGATGAGAGGGCAAGTATGGGAATAAAAAATATACAGGGAAGCACCAAAGACTTTGAAAAACCGCTTACCAATGAGGCGATTTACAGTTTTGAAAGCTTCTTAGAATCACATGGATTCGAGACAAAAGAACCACTAGAAACAAATCCAACCAAACCACAGAGGGCATATACTAATGTTAATAACAAAAGAGCTTTGTCAGGCTATTATGCTTTCTATGATAATTACGGCACGCCTGTTGGCTTTGCCTCTGATTATCGAACCGGGCAAACGCATAACTTTAAATTATCAGGAAGGAAGTCGACCAAGACTAATACTGAAGCACTTGAACGATTTAAAGAAGAAGCAAGATTAGACCAAGAACAAAAATGGCTGAAGGTATCAGAAAAAGCCAAAATGATTTGGGATGTAGCACTGCCCTGCGACTCTCATCCGTACTTACTTAGTAAGGGTGTTGCATCCCATTCTCTTAGAGAGCATAAAGGAAAGTTAATTATTCCTATTATGGATGAGACAGGTAAGCTGTGGAGCTTACAGATGATTGATACCAGTGGCGACAAACGATTCCTAAGCGGCGGTAAGACTGGCGGTGGTTTCTATTTAATAGGCACCAAGTTATTAAAAGAAGCAACAAAGGTTGGTATAGGTGAGGGTTATGCCACTTGTATGACGATTTACCAAGAGAAACAGATACCTATGATAGTCTGCTTTAACGCAGGCAACATGCTCAGTGTTTCAAAAAAACTATCGGATGCACTACCTAATAAAGAATTTATTATCTATGCAGATAACGATGAGAACAATATAGGCCAAGACAAAGCCATTGCAGCAGCACAAATAACTAATGCAGAAGTGGTCATGCCTGAAGAAGAAGGGATGGACTTCAACGACCAAATGGCAATCAGTGGTGAACTGATAGAAAAGAAAGTCGATGTCCCTGAGCTTGTAGAGTTCGACAAAACTGCAAACGGCAGAATCATGGCTACCACAGATAACTACCACGCACTTATGCAAAGCCATGGTATTAATTGTCATTACGATGTTATTAAAAAGCGCATCGACATAGATATACCAAACTTTAATCCTATTGCTGATTTAAAAGATGAAGCACTCTTAGTTGAGGTTGAAAACCTATGTATTAAGAACTTCGTACCCCATCAAAGGGTCAGGGATGCTATGAAGATAATAGCTAAAGAGGTCAACCCGGTAGCACAGTGGATAGACTCTAAGCCTTGGGATGGAATCAGCAGGGTAGATGACTTTTGCAATACAGTCAGCAGTAAAGATAAAGAACTAAAGAACATGCTGATGAGGAAATGGTTACTGTCATGTGTGGCAGCAGCTTTTGAGGAAGGTGGTGTGGCACTGGAAGGACTCTTGGTATTCCAAGGCTCACAAGGACTAGGTAAGACATTATGGTTCAAACGCTTGGCGGACTTTAACAAGGGATGGCTGTGTGAAGGTGCAACGCTTGACCCTAAGGACAAAGACTCAGTAAAAAAAGCAGTCAGTCACTGGATAGTGGAGCTAGGCGAACTTGAATCTACCTTTAAGAAGGCAGACATCAATCAGCTAAAAGCATTTATCACATCAAGGTCTGATGAAATGAGACTGCCATACGATAGAAGCTTTACTAACTACCAAAGGCGCACAGCTTTCTTTGCATCGGTCAATGAGCCTGAGTTCTTGATGGATGGTAGTGGTAATCGTAGATTTTGGTGTATCAAGGTCACAGACATCAATCCCCATCACGGCATAGATATGCAACAGATGTGGGCAGAGGTTAAACAAACCATTTACCAACCGGGAGTCAAGAACTGGTATCTAACCACAGAAGAAAGAGAGATGCTCCAAGAATCTAACGAGGGTTTCAGGACGCAAGGCGCAGTCGAGGATTTATTACTGCAACATGTGGACTTTGAGGCACTGGATGATAGTAAAGAGGCATGGCAGCTCACTGCATTATTAAGGTCACTGGGTATACGCAATCCTCGCAACATAGATTTCAAAGATGCAAGTAGAGTATTAACTGACCATGGCATAGAGCCTAGAAAGACAAACGGCAAGAAGGTATATGATGTCTGCTTGACGGATATGCCTGAAGAAAAGAATGTATGGGATGAATCACCATTTTAATAAGGAACAAACATGAGACCACAATCGGCAAAACAAAAGGGTAGACTCTTACAGCAGAAGTTCAGGCAGATGCTCGTGGACTTACTGGGACTGGACGAAGAGGACTTGGAAAGCAGACCTATGGGGTCACAAGGTGAAGATATCATCATGGGCAAGCAGTCCAGAGAGGTGTTTCCCTACAGCATTGAATGTAAGAATCAGGAGGCATTGAATGTGTGGAAGTCTTATGACCAAGCGCAAACAAATTGCAAAGGGTACGAGCCATTATTGGTGATAAAACGAAATAGAAGTAAGGTGTTGGTTGTCTTGGATGCAGAGCATTTTGTTAAGCTGCATCTTGACTCTGATAGCACAGGGTAGGGCAGGGCATGGCAAATAGACCAACATTTAAGAGTTATGTGTTAAGAGTGAGGGACAGGGTATGCAGAGGAGAGACTAATACCCTGTTGCTCACCCTGACCGTGAGACCCCATGGCTACGCTGTTTAGGTGTGCTTTAGGGTATAGGGTATAGTATATATAATAATAATAATATATATATAATATAGGTGTAGGTATACATATATGGTATGGCTTTTATACAACTATTAGGTGTTAGGGAAAGCTTACCCTCTACCCTCTGCCCTGATGGATATAATATAAGGAATGGATATGGCTGAATACAAGAAGAAGAAAGGAAAGAACGCACCTGATAAACCATTGGTTAATAGACCCAGTGCTTTTGAGGGAGACCCGGAGTTTGAGCTGACAGATATGCAGTCTGCATTTGTATGGCATTATGTGAATGACAATTGCACGCAGACCGAGGCGGCTAGAAGAGCAGGCTTTGAGTTTCCTGCTCAAGCTGCAACTAGGTTTCTCAATGGTAAAGACTATCCCAATGTACTCAAAGCCATCAAGGTTGGTAAGGATGAGCTTGCTCATAAGTATGCAATTACTCCTGAGAAGACAGCCAAGATGCTATGGCAGATAAGCGAAGAGGCATATAACAAAGGGCAGTTCAACGCATCGGTCTCAGCATTGCGTGAGCTGAATGAACTGGCAGGCCTGAAGATAAAGAAGACAGAGAATCTCAATATCACAGCGAACTTGGATAACATGAGCCACAAGGATATAGAAGGACGACTCAAAGAGATATTCGGTGGCGATATCATAGATGCACAGTATGACGATGTATGACGGAACCACAGTAGTTGGTGAAGAAGGACTAAAACAATGGTTTGAAAAGTATGGATGTGAAAGTGTTGCATAATACGGAAACCATAGGAAATACAACTTTACATTGTGGTGATTCCAATACAATAATTAATGAACTAAAAGACCAATCTGTTGACATTGTTGTTAGTAGTCCACCTTATAATATAGGTAGGAATTATGGGTTATATCAAGATAAAAAAATAGATTACCTTGACTGGCAAACATCTTTTTGGAATATGGTATTCACTAAGATGAAAGATGATGGCCATGTGTTCTTAAACATACAACCTTCAAGAAAGAATCCTCTTTGGTGTTATCAACTTGTATCACAATTAGATTGGAAGGTGCAAAACACTATTATTTGGAATAAAAGAATAGAAATAGATGGGTATGTCAGAGGACAGGGAACCACATCACAAAGTAAAAAATATGTATGTAATGGTTGGGAGTATGTGTTTCATCTAACAAAGAAAGGTGAGACTGAAATATCACAAAAAGACAGTGGTGTTGGTTATCATCCACAATGGGCAGAAGAAAACGCAAAAAGATTTGGTAAAACATGGAGACCCACTGTAAACTCTTGGCACATACCTTATGAAACAGTTGGTCATGGTTCAATCAGTAAAGACTCAATGAAAGGTAAACACCCTGCAATATTTCCCAAAAAACTGGTTGAAAAATGTATTAAAGTAAGTGGTAAAAAAAGTGGTGTAATCTTAGAACCATATCTAGGAACTGGAACAACTTGTATTGTTGCAGAAGAAATGGGATTTGAATCAATTGGTATCGATATAGACTCCAGTTATGTTGAGTTTGCAAGTAATAAACTTAAAGAAAAGCTTGACAATGACCATAGTCACACAAAATGGTGACTATGGTCGTTTGAGAAGTGAGATTATCAGTAAAACTGCAGTATGGACTTATTCTTCAGAAGAAATAAAACAATATGATGTCGAGTATGACGATGTATGACATATCTCAAGCTCATGCGGTTGATTAATATCCTGTAAAAAACCAAGTGCGGGCGTTTTTTCTCCACAAAACACCCAAATCTGACCAAAAAATAAAAAACAACGCTAAATCAATGACTTACGACAGATTTTTGTATGACATTTGTAGGACATTGCTGCGCTGGGTCAATCGCCATGTGTCCACAGTGCTAACATTAGCACTTCTGCATGCTCTGAAAGCCTATATAACTAGGGACTCTATTGGATTCCAAAACCAAAGTCGAAAAAAGATATAATTATTGACCCGACACCCGTATTTTTGGGTCGGCTGTCAGCAAAGCGGTTGTAACTGAGTTTCACAAATTCTATATTCATTTTTCCAAGTAAGTGTTAATTTCAACAGATATGTGTATAATCTAATTTTAAAGGACAAAATTATGAAAATAGATAAAGCAGCTCTCCGAGAGGCAACCGTTGACACCATGCTCGGAGCCATAGTTAATTTTCCTCTCTCTTGGCTGACCATTACGATTGTTCTACTATTCACTCACAACTCGTTTATAATATCTTTAAGTCAATTAATTGTTTTATCAATTTTGGCTATTATCAGAAGATATTACACAAGAGTATATTTTGATAAGCGAAATAAAAGGAACGGATTATGAGCATAGAAAACGACAAGAAAATTGATATCATTATTTCAGAGCTTGAATATACAAATCAAACCCTACACGACATAAATAAAAATCTCGCCAACTTGGTTTTAATCTACCAAGTCCAGTTAGCTGCAGTTGAAAAAGCATTGCAGGTCCCGGAAGAAGTAATAGACACCCCAAAAAAGAAATTACATTAATTTGAACATAAGTGTTGACTCCAATACTTTATACGCCTATAATGAACACTGTAACAAACAACATATTAGGAGTAAAAATATGAGTAGAGACAAAAATTCATGCAATGTTCACCTGAACTGGCATGAAACTAGGGTGGTAAAAGAGGTCTTTGAGATTCTTGTAAAGAATCCAAACAACAAACATCTTTTAGACAACGAAAACTTCGTGCGTATTTTGGACCGTTCAAAAAACGCTTGCAAGAATCAGGACGAATATCCTGCCAAGATAGAAGCCATGCACGAGCTTCAAAAAAATAACCCTTGTTGGGTTGGCTACGAGGGTGACAATGGAATTAACTAGAGAAAACAAGACATGGACCTACCACGGACATGACTACATCTTCGCATTATCTGATGAGAAGCTGCACGACCACCTGACCTTGATAGTCAAACCATCAAACATCAGAGTGCTTAAGAATTTTACCGACATGGCTACTAAAGACCTGAAGGCTAAAATCATCGAAGACTGGTTCACAGAATCAAATCAAGATGTGAAAGAGAGAAATAACCAAAAAGCGAGACAACGCAGATTATTAAATAAGGAGTCAAACAATGGATAATCCAAAGAAACTAAATAAAATCGAACAGCTTAAAATACATCTTAAAGCTGACCTTCACAGACTGATATCAGTCAACACCCACTTCCACGGCATCAAGACCTTTGAGATAGGAGAGTTCCTAGACACTCAAACCGTCTGTGAGAAGTGCAAAGCCGACATGCCTGCATGGCACAAAGACCAATTGGTTCACCCAGTCATGACTGCACTGACCAAAATGGCCGCAGAGCAAGAGAGAGAAAAGAAGGAGTTTGCCTAATGGATAACAAAAATAATCTTACGAATCCAGAGTTTATTGTGCAGAAGCTTGGAACCGATGGAAGGTCTCGTGTCAAGAAAGTTGACACAGTTACTTCTGATTTTGATGAAAACATGCAACCGTTGAACCGTAGAGGTAGACGGTTGCGTAACAAACTGTTGCGACAGTTAGCAAAAGGAGACGGCAAGTGAGTGACAAATGGCACGGCGGCAAAGGCGACCGCAACCGCACCAAGGATATTGAGAGGTTCAATGAGAACTTTGAACGCATCTTTGGTGCGAAAGAACGCTTCAAGAAGTTTGAGAAAAATTTTGCGAGGACAATCACAAAACCTGAGACACAAGATAAGGAGGGAGAATCATGAGTTGGCAGACAGATTGGAGAATAGATAAGGGTGTGAAAGTGCCTGACTTTAGAAACCGTAAAGGCAAATTTGCAGAAATGGATAAGTTCTTACAGACCCTAGAGATAGGTGATTCGTTTGTTATTCATCCAAAAGTTGCACCTGATGGTACGATTGTTGAGTATTCTATTGCTCAAAACGTAGTTACTAGAGGTAAAAAGCATGGCATGAAGCTGACCTCAAGAAAGATATATTCTGACGAGGACCCTAATGTGTACCACTACAGGATTTGGTTTGTAAAGAAAATAGAACCTGAGATTAGAAAATATAAATATGAAAGAAAACCTATGGCGGAGGTCACTGAAAAATCTTTTAATGATTTGGCTGAGGGAAGATTGCCTAACGACATTTTGTTCTTAGCTGAGCAGAATGAGGAGAACCGGGCTATTGTTGAAGATATTAGAAGATTGAATAAAATACTGCTTGAAGAACTAACTAAACAGAACATTAAATTACCTGAGGGGGACTAATGACTTCATCGAATCTAATACTAGAAATCGTGCAACTTTTTAAACAGATGGAAAAAAAAGATGCGCAGAAAGAACTAATTGAGATACTTAAAAAAATACAAAAAGGAGAACCATGGAAAGGCTAGAATACGAATCCATTTATGGATATTGCAGAGTATCATCCGATGAACAGGCCAAACACGGCACTTCATTGGATGAGCAAAAGAAAACCATTACTAAGATGTCACTGTACCTTTTTGACAAAGAACCTGACGGTTTTTATGTTGATGACGGTGTTAGCGGTACTTTAGATTTTGATAACAGACCACAAGGCAAAGAACTCAAGCGTAATCTTGAACCCAACGATGTTGTTTTAGTTGCCAAGCTTGACAGATTAATTAGACGATTAAGTGTCCTGTGTAAGATTCGTGATGACTTTAACGAGCTAAACATTCATTTGTTTGCACATGATATTTTAGGCGGTGCCGAATCCATTAGTACCTCCAAGTCACCGAATGTGAATATGTTTGTCAACATGATGGGGACTTTTGCCGAGTGGGATAAAGAAGAAACTGCTCGAAAACTCTATCAAGGTAAAATGGCTTGCGTTGAAATAGGCAGACACATAGGCGGTGGCGTGCCTTATGGGTATGAGCTAATCAAAGAAGGCAAGCATAAGTACCTCAAAGAGATACCTGAGCAGCAAGCAATCATCCAATACGTTGACAAATCACTAGCTAGACACAAGGCTAAAGGCAGAAAAACACCTTGGCGCAGCATTTCTAAGCAAATTAAATCTTTGTACAAGGCTGAAATACCACCGTGGAAAGTTTCAAGAATTGCATTGAGAAAGCTTAAAGATAGAGCAAGTGTGTGATATATTTGGACAATGGAAAACAAGGACGGCACTTACCCACATGATGTTGGCTCTATTGAGCCAATACCAATTACAGAAAGAACACCTGTTTTGGATATGTTGCCGACCAATGTTAGAGATGCACTGGAAGGAATCGGCGGTTTGTTAGACGACCCCATGATTGCTATGCCCGGCGGTTTTGCTAGGATGCCACTAAAAAAACTATTAGCAGAACTTGCAGAAAGAAAAACTATTTACAAACAACAAGGCGAAAGATTTAGAAGAGCTAGAGAAGTAGAACAAAGTGCTATTCGTGATGGCTACTTACCCGACATTGAAGGTAGCCAAAAAATAATGAAAAACGCTAACAACATTGGAAAGCAGATTAAATCTGAAATGGATGAGCTGCAAAAACTTATAGATAGTTATGGCAACACTTGATAATATTAATCTTTTCGCTAACGGCGGTCCTGCACAAAATACTTTTGAGGATGAATACCGAAAGCTTGTAGCTGTTTTTGATTCACCGGGAGTAATGGGTAGCCCACCTTCTTTTGAAGAATATGTTGCTATGCGACAAAAATCTCAAGCAGCAGATACAGCTAGACAAACTATGTTTGACGAGCTTGGAGAGGGTAATGTTAGAAAAGCCTACGAAGAAGGTTTCACCCAACTACCCATAATGGAACAGCTTGGCACCTATGTATTCCCACCCACAGGTGTGCCGATTGAAAGTTATGAAACTGGCTACTTTGCCGATGAAGCAGACTTTAGCATGAAAAGCCCACAAGAATTTGCACTGGATGTATTGAATCCAAGTAAAAATATATTTCAAAAATTACCCGTAAAAGCAGAAGACCCAATGAGTGCTGTACTAGCACCCTTATCAGCAGCAGGTGCAATAGGCGGACTTGGTGAATTAGCTAACATTCCTAAAGCCGGATTAATGGCACTTAGAAGATTTCAACAAAAGTCTATGGATGGTGGTGGCGGTGGTGGTATTGGCGGATTGCCACCTGAAGCTTTTGAAGCTGATGTAAAACAATTTGCTTTTGACCCGTCGAGTAATCTTAAGTCGCCAACAATTGAATCTTTAATTCGTAATGCACCAAAAAATCTCAAAGGCAAACAAATTCTTGATTGGCTAAATTCTAAAGGGGCCCCAAGCAAAGGCGTAAAACCCAAAGAGCTGCCATATTTAAGAATTGACCAATTTATTAAAGATAACCCTAATGCTACTTTGCCTGAGGTCATTGAGCATGCTAGTGACAATCAAATAGAAATTGGTAAAAACACCTACAGAGATATAGGCGAACCCGGGTCTGATTTTTATTTTGATGTTAATCAGGCCATGAACGACCCCTTATCAGGCGAACCTGCTTATCAACACTTAATAGACGATATTACTTACGATGTTGAAAACATGGAAGGTGTATATTTAGATGATTTAGTAAGAGACTATACTACAAGACTTACCTATGACGAATTAAGTAAGTATGGTCGTTATGGTGATGAATTTACCTTTGACGATATGGTAAATAGAATTAATAAATCTAACGAATCAGGTGCAAGCAATGAAACACTTGAAGATGTTATTGAAGAATATGCACTTAAAGTATACGAAGACAATCCTTTCATGCTGATTGAACCTAAAGGTTCAGGCGTAGTTGGAGAATTTGGTGATACTTTTGCTTACGGTAATGATGATATTGGTTACGCAACTTTTATAAACGGCGAAAGAATTGATATGAAACATTATGGTTATGATGATGTGCCATACTCACAAAACGAAGCCGAAATACGCTTACAGAATATTATGGAAGATAGAGAAGACATAGACCTAGGCATGCACAGCGGTCAACAACAATTCAAAAGATATGTGGACGACACTTTGCCGGGCGGTAAAAACTACCGTGAAAATGTTTATATTTATGAAAACCCTGCATTTGGAGATAATACTTCTAGTTTAAGTCATTTTGACGATGAAAACCAACTTGCACACATGCTTGGTAGAGACAGGGTTCTGGAAGACGGCACTGAGACGTTCCATGCTGATGAAATACAATCTGATTATCATAAAAAAGGCATGATGTATGGTTACAAAGACCCGATAAAAGATGCTGAAAGTTTGAAAAAAGCAAACGAACGTAGCGTAGAATCTTACGGATTACATCAAAAAGTTGTAAAACAAATGCGTGACGAGCTTGAAGAAATGAAAACACTTGCTGCCAAACATCCTGAACTCAATGAATATCAGGGTGAATACAGTTACGGCGATAAAGATTTGGCTATCCGCAAATTGGGTGGTGAAGACCGTGGCAACATAGAGTTTGATAATGTGGATAACCTAAATACATTTAAGCAACACCTTAAAACAACCTATGGCAACAGCCCAACCATAGAACAATTTAATGTTCCAAGCAGAATACAGGTATTAGAACGACATGTTAAAAGAGCAGAAAAAGAATTAGCCAAATATTCTGCTGAAGGTTTAGGCAATATACAATCAAACGGTGTAATGAGCAGACCCATTGCAACTATAAGAGTAAATGATGGTTCTGCTGAAGAAATCACCGCTGCATTAGATGCTTTTAAAAACATGGTCAATAAGCCTGATTATGGTGAAAAAATGGGCAAGATAAAACAGCTGCAAGGCGAAAATTTAATTTCACTAAACAACCTTAAAGAAACTTTGTCACTAGACTTAGCTAGATTCAATGCTCAATATCCTGATGCTAATACCGAAAAAGTAATGCAATACGGCGATATGATAAGAGAAGGACGCAGTAATTCATCAGGCATATTTGAGTTAGCCTATGAAGCATTAAGAGATGCAGAGCTAGATGTTCTAACCGCAAGAGCAAACGCACAACCTCTTGATGTCGATAACATGGATTTAGCTAGACTACTTGACGCTGAACTAGATTTTCGTGAAATGCCCGCAAATGTAAGAACAGAAATTAATAAAATGCAAAATAACGTAAAACCATTGCAAAAATTACGAGAAGAAACAACCGTAGACAGAGACATGTTTTTTGAGTATGGAGACAATCGTTCTGACAATCTTAAAAAGTTACAAAAATTAGAAGACTTTAACGGCAAAGAAATAAAAAAAGTTTTAGACAAAGTTCCAGATTACCCATTTAAAGGCGACGATTATGCTGAAATGGTAATTAAAAACATGATTATAGAAGCAATAGACGATGGCAAGCCTGCAATTTCTGTTTCAGGTTCAGCTGCTATTGTTCCTAGATACAGACAAGAAGAAGCTGATTTCTTCCCACGTTTTTATGACAAAACTATACCAAACATGATGGAAAAGTTAGCTAAGAAGTATGGCGGCAAGTTTGAAAGAGGGCAATTAGATGTTAATGATACCTTAGGCAAGGTTGACATGAATAACATATCAAATGAAACAGGCTTAGGCCCTGATAAGATTTATGAAATATTAAATGCAAACATCATTAGAATCACACCTGAAATGAAAGAAAAGATACTGAGAGAAGGTTTGCCACAGTTGTATATGGGTGGTAAAGTATCAAAAAGCAATTCAATGGATAGACCCATTGGTGGCAACAGGCGAGAAATGTAATGGCAGTTAATTATTTACAAGATTATTTAGGCATAGACCCCAATGACTATTCTGCTATGGAGCAGGGTATAGCAGGTATATCGCCACTAGCACCCGGGCAATCCATAATTCCACAGGCTCCTGTTATGCCAAGAGCATCTATTATGGATGAAGATGATTTTGCAAGCGCAACTGCTCCTCTTATGGACAGAGTTTATAGCAGAGAACAAGCAGCTAGAGAAAAATCCACAGGCCTAGCAAACGAACTACAAGCTTTACAAGAAGAAATGGCTCAAACTTCTGAAACAGAAATACAAAAAAGAGCAGACCTAGAAAGACAAATTCAGAACATTATGCAGGAAAGAGATGTCTCAAGAAATTTTGCCGAAGACTTAGAAAATCAGATACAAGGCATGATGGAAGAATTAGGCGTATCAAGAAGTGAGGCAGAAAATCTAGCGGGACAACTAGAAACAACAACTCAAGAAAGAGACACCTCAATGCAATCCGCAGAAGGTTTAGCTACAGAATTACAAGACGTTCAAGCAAATTTACAAGAAATAACCCAGTTAAGAGATACCGCACTGCAAAATTATCAAGATGCAGTCGCACAACAAGATATAATTAGACAACAAGCGGCTGAAAATCAAGCAATACAGCTCGAAGAGCAAAGAAACAGCCTTTTAGAAGAACGAGAAGGCATTATTACTACCCTAGAGCAAGACTTTGGCGTTCAAAGGTCTGAATTAGAGTCCGTAATAGGCGGTTTAGAAGGTCAAGTAGGCGATTTAACTAGTAAAGTAGGAGAATTAGAGTCTGTAAGAGGTTCTTTAGAGGGTCAAATCAACGATTTATCTAGTCAAATGCAGAATTTAGAGACCGAAAAGCAAGATGCACTAGCTCAACAAGACATTATTAGAGCTGAATCAGCACAAGCTCAACAAGACGCATTAGCGCAACAAGGCGACCAGTTTGCTACTGAAAAGAGTGCTTTAGAGCAACAAATAGCCGAATTAACAGCTCAAGTTGGCCAACAGCAAGCACCCGTAGAACCACCTGTAATTACAGATATAGAGGACAGACAAGAAATACCTCCAAGACCTCCACAATTACCACCAAAAATAGATGACCAAATATTTATAGATGACAGACCAATCATTGACGAAAGAATAGGCATGCCTCCCGCAACAGGCGAAGGCGGATTACCTGAAGGCTATAGTTATAAACCGGGACCCGGTAGTGAAGGCATGGCTTATACAACTGTTATGCCAAGTCCCGGGTTTAGATATGCATACGGTCCTGATGGTGACAGAATAGAGGTCCCTGATAATAGAACCGGAGACACAGGCAGCGTTCCAATTGCAAAACCAATTGACAGAATTGTAAGACCACCACTTATGCCGCCAAAAGATTTTAGAGATGAAAGAATCCGTATTGATGACAGGCCAATCATTGACGAAAGAATAGGCATGCCACCACCTCCATTACCACCACAAATTGGCAGACCACCCAGAGAAGACATTGCTCCTATTCGTAATCAAGACGACTTTTTACCAAGATTACCCATACAACAACCACCACAAAAACCTATTTCAATAGGCGGTGTAGGTGGAGGTAAAGGTATCATCGGCAAAAACCCAATTATCGGCTCAGGAACTGGCGGTATAGGTGCTAGACCTGATTTACCACCACCAACCACAGGAGGTTTCAAGCCTTTCTTTGGAAGTAAAAAACCAACAAAAGTACCAATGAAACCACCATCAATAGGCGGCTTTGGCGGTATGTCAGGCAGAAGAAGTATGCGTCCTATGATGAGAGCAGGCGGAGGAACCATTAGTCAAGCTATAGCAGACTTGCAAAACAGACTTAGATAATGGCTGAATACCTAAACGGTTGGGGTCGAGGTACATTTGGTCAATTAGGTTTTGGCGAAGGCTCAATACCAGTCGAGCCAACTGCACCGGGAGCAGGTACAACCGGAACCCCTGTTGCAGCAGTTAATGCTCAAGCAATAGCTTCAGTTGGTGGCGTAACAGCTACTTTAGGTTCTCTAAGTGTAGTTATACAAGCCGAAGCAAACGTCACACCAACAGGTGTTTTAGCGGCAAGTTTACTAGGTACAGCAACCACAACATCAGTTAACAATATATCCGTTACTGGTTTAGCAGCAACATCAGCTCTTGGAACGATAACCTTATCAACAGTTAATAATATATCTGTAACAGGATTTGAAAGCACATCAGCTCTTGGCACCACATCTCTTGTTACTAACAACAACATATCGGTATCAGGATTTGCTGCTACCACAGCAGTAGGCACACCAACCTTTATATTAGTCAACAGCGTACATGTTGATGGCCAATCTGCAACAGCTAATGTTGGCAGTATTGTTCCAAATGCAGCAGCAAATATAGTACCCAATTTAGATGGCGCAACAGCTTCTGTAGGCGTAGTTGCTATATGGGGAATTATCGATGATTCACAAACACCAAACTATAGCGCAATTGACAGTTCGCAATCGCCAAATTATAGTACAATAACAGATACACAAACCCCTAATTGGGAAGAAGTCGCTTAACGGAGAAAATACATGGCAACTTATGTAAACGATTTAAGATTAAAAGAAATAGCAACAGGTGATGAAGCCGGCACTTGGGGAACAAGTACGAACACCAACCTTGAGCTAATAGGTGAAGCATTTAGTTTTGGCACAGAAGCCATAACCACCAATGCCGACACTCACACAACAACTATAGCAGACGGAAGCACTGACCCCGGAAGGTCAATGTACCTTAAATATACAGGTACTCTTGATTCAGCTTGCACTATCACCATTGGCCCTAACACTGTTAGTAAGATGTGGTTTATTGAAAACGCTACTAGCGGCTCTCAAAATATAATCATTTCCCAAGGTAGTGGAGCTAACATCACTATTCCTGCAGGAGACGTAAAAGTAATTTACTCAGACGGAGCAGGAAGCGGAGCAGCAGTTGTTGACGCTTTTGCTAGTCTTAGCGTTGTAGATTTAAAAGTACAAGACGATTTAACCGTAACTGACGATATGACTGTTGGTGGTACTTTAGGAGTAACAGGAGTTTTAACAGCTACCTCACTAGACATCTCAGGCGATATAGACGTAGATGGTACAACAAACTTAGACGTAGTAGATATAGACGGAGCTGTTGATATGGCTACAACTCTTGCAGTTGCAGGTAACGTAGACTTTAACGGTGATTTAGACGTAGACGGTACAACAAACTTAGACGTAGTAGATATAGATGGTGCTGTGGATATGGCTTCTACACTTAATGTTTCAGGAGCTATAACAGGAACACTTGGTACAGCAGCACAACCTAATATTACAAGTCTTGGTACTCTTACAACACTTACAGGTGGTACAGGAGATTTAAACTGGGATAGCGGAACTTTATTTGTAGACTCTTCTGCAAATGCTGTTGGGGTAGGAACGACTAGTCCAGCATTTGAAACTGGTACAGGTTTAGAAGTAAGAAACTCTAGTGGTAATGGAGCTCATTTAAAATTAACTGACAATGCTTCAGGTACAGGTGCTACGCAAGGTTTTGATTTATATATGTTCAACAATGTTGGATATATAGAAAATTATGAAAATGCTGCAATAGTGTTTAGACAAAATGGTGGAGAGTCTGCTAGGTTTGATGCAGCAGGTGCAGCTACTTTTAACAGTACAATCAATGGCGTAGGTATATCTTCTAATATATCTAACTTCTCTCAAAGTATACTTATTAGTAACGATGCAGGTACAGGAACTTTATCCACTGCTTCTAATAACACAGGTTTAGGTTGGCAAGTTTTTGATGATTTAACAAGCGGTGATGATAATACAGGAGTAGGTCACGAAGCACTTGCAGTATTAACAACAGGTTCTAATAATACAGCAATAGGTAGAAGAACATTAGACGCAAATACTACTGGTTCTTCAAATACTGCTGTTGGTAGACTAGCTTTATCTGCTAATACCACAGCCGACAACAATACAGCTATTGGACTTGAAGCAATGGCAGCAAACACTACAGGTTCAGCAAATACTGCTGTTGGTGCTTTAACTCTTACAGCTAATACTACAGGAGCTTATAACATTAGTATTGGTGCAGGTGTTTCTGGAACCATTGGTGCTGCTTTACAATCAAATACTTCAGGATTATATAATGTTGGTGTTGGTGTTGGAGCATTATCAGCTAATACTACTGCCAACAATAATACAGCAATCGGTCATTCAGCTTTATATTACAATACCACAGGTGCAGATAATGTTGCAGTAGGTGCAACTTCACTTGATGCAAATACTACAGGATATAGTAATTCAGCTTTAGGTAGAGATTCTTTAACAGCAAATACAGAAGGACATTCTAATGTTGCTATTGGACAAAATACTATGGCAGCCAATACAACTGGTGATGGAAACACAGCAG